TGGATAGATTTCAAAAAAAGTCCTAAGTAGTTGACCAGCATTGATATAAAACTGTTGTACAATGGGCTCATATATGGTATAATTAATACTGTAACCAACCAATAACAGTTAAAACTATGACAAATACACTCACTCAGACTCGCGGAGTAAAGCTCGTCCTCAACACTCAATATATGGAGAACTACGGCGATCGTTGGAAAGCCAAGGGTGGCTCCACATACGTCGTGACTGACAAGTCACTTCTCTCTTCGCCTGAATCTCTTGATGAGATTCGTGGCCTCATTGAACACTCTGACGACCACTCTTCTGAGTTCGTCCGCGGAGAGTCCACTGTGAGCGCAGACACCACAGTCTGTGAGGATTGGGAGACTCTTAACGAGATCTATCGTGCTGAAGATGGCACATATCGTGTAAAGAGCGTGACTGACAATCGCGACCACGGTTCAATGCGCCACCAAATCGCGTTCAAAACGGTGGACAAGCCACTTGGCAGTGAGCGTGGTGATTTCTCTGTTGAGTATGAACTCACTAACGGCCGCACGGCTCACAGTGACGAAGAACTCAGAGCAGAGCTCACCAACATGGGGGTAAAATTTTAATATGAAACTATACACTGCACTCTTCATAGCTCTTAGCAGCACTGCATTCTCTTATTCAGATCGTGATGTAGTTGCATCTACTCTGATCCTCGAAGCAGGAGGAGAGTACGCTGAAGGTGCAATGGAGTCGGTACACGAAGTGGTCTATAACAGATCAATGAAACGAAACAAATCAATGTCTGATGTTTGCCTTCAAGCATGGCAATTCTCATGTTGGAATGAAAACGACGTTGACACAAATATAGCGAAAGCACAAAATCACCCACGCTGGCACGAGGCAATGAAGATTGTCGACACCGCCGAGATGACCAATTACACAAAAGGCGCTGATCACTATTATGCAGAATATATCGACGAACCATATTGGGCAGCGTCTATGTCTCAAACCACTAAGGTCGGAAGACATATTTTCTTTAAGTAGTTTCTTTAATCATTTACAAATCAACACAAATATAGTATAATATACATTATGACAGAAAAACAAAGACTCGCGTTTATCAAGAAAACCGCAAAGAAGCTCAAGCGTCAAAAGCTTGGACTTCCAGCTCGAGGCCGAATTCCAAAGAAAGCAGTATCAAAGGATTCACTCGATTATGTTAACTTTGAACCAAAAGCTCCAAGCAAAGAAGATATTGATGAAGAGTTTGAAATCCTCACTAAATATACCGCAGACGCATTTGTGGACAATAACGAATACTAATATACATTATGGCTAAAGTACTTGACAAATATAATCGAGTCATCGCGTGTGACTCTAAATACACTGGAGAAGAACCACGATGGGACGGATGTGAAAATTGGGAGCCTGTAAAATTCATGGAGAATCGAAATCGCATGTTCGGTTTCTATAACTATTATCTCAGCGCGAAAGACCTTAAAGTCTTTGCTCTAGAGTGGATGAAGAATAACGGATATAAGAAGGACGAAATCAAGTATATCAAAAGCTTACGAGATACACAACCTTCAGTCACTACATCAAAATTGTGCAGAGCTCTGAATAATGGCATGTTGCCTACATGTGATGGATACATGGAGTATTATAAAGATAAGGAAGGATATAATATCACAGAGGCGCATAACGACCTTACACATATCAAGACTGAGCTTACATCTCTACTCGCGAACTATGTAAAAATCGTCGACACTCCTGTTGATGCAAACAAACACACTAACAATATTAGTCCTATCGAGAGATTGAAGAATAAAGTAAACAGTACTGTATGTGCTGAACTTGATTGGATGCTCGACGATTGGATTAATTCTGAGCCGAAGGTGAAGGGAATTAACGTATATTCTCTCCTTAAGCAGCACACTATTCCAGCTGCTGGTTTGAAGTATGTAGAAGAATGGTTAGGTAGATATAAGACAGAATTGACTGAAGCTCTAGAGGGTGATCCTGACAGCGCCGAGGGTTATTCATATCTAACCAAACCAGGAATTCGTTCTCGTATTAAAGAGCTCACTAAGATGGAGGAGCAAGTCGCTAAGTTTAGAGCCACTAATACTAATGCTCGAAAACCACGCAAGAAGAAAATCCAAAGTGCTGATAGGCAAGTAAAGTCTCTCAAGTATTTGGCTGAATCTGATGAATATGCTGTCACATCTATGTCACCAGCAAATATCCCTGGAGCAAGGAAGCTATATGTCTTCAATATTAAATATCGTCGAATGACTGTATACGAATGTTCATCCACTGAAGGATTTAGTGTGAAAGGAACCTCGATTAAAGGATTCGATGAGAAGCTAAGTTACTCTATGTCACTTCGTAAACCGTCTGATGTTATTAGCGCGATCGTCACAAAGACCGATAAGCAACGAGATAAGATCATCAATGCTCTCACAACAAAACGTAAAGAAGCAAACGGTCGAATCAACGATCAAACCCTCATCCTTAAAGTAATATAATGGCTAAGAAAATACCAGTAAAAATGTCTATCACAAAAGAACAGTTGGTAATACAGACTGAGATCTTGGTCCACAAGGATAAGATGTCGTACGCTGAAGCTATTTGTCACTTATGTGAAGAAAAACAAATCGATCCTGAGGATATGGCCAAGCTCATAAAGGGCGCACTGAAGAGTAAACTCGAAGCAGAAGCAATGGATCGCAACATCATCAAGAGGACTACTTCATACTTATTTTAATGACTGGCTTTCAGGCATATTCCTTATACAACTCAATTCGATTGCACTTTACACAGCAAGGTTATAACGCATTCGCATATAACTTTAAGTCTAATGTAAAGATGCAGAGTTTTGAGAGGAGAAAAGATCGATACTTCTTTGAACGTATCGCGAAGAAATTTGTAAAAGAAGATGATTTGAAAATGTACTTTGCCGATAACATTATGGCTGAGAACATGTGGATCGGTGAAATGGAAATGGAATCTCATACCACTCGAGATACCTATCGCCAATCAATGTTCTATAACTTCCAAAGAGAGACAAAACTAATCCGCGAAAATGCGTATAAATATAACCTTACCTTTGATGGAGTCTGTAAAGCAAACTCCGACAAAACCGATAACCTCTTACTTAATCTCTTTATGAGCCAACAGATTTCCCCAGAAACTGTAGCGATTATAGATCATTTTGTGAAGTTTATCAAAAGCCTGAAGAGTACACTCAACGATCCATTAGGTATTGTTAAAGGTACTCTTCTTACACTCGAAAAATACCAACAGTTCATTATTCCGCTCATTGCCTCAGATGAAAACAAATACCGTAATCAATTGATTATGTTATTTACAAATGAGCCAAATCAGTATAATATAGAGTTTGTTGGTAGCAATAATACAACGCAATACTAAAAACAATACAACGCAATACTAAAAATAATATGTCATTCGAACAACTAAAACAAAATCGCGCAGCAGCGATCGATAAACTAATTAACGCAGCAGCGAAAGATACCGAAAAGAAATCATACGGTGACGATCGCTTCTGGACACCAACAGTTGACAAAGCTGGAAATGGTTATGCGATTATTCGCTTCCTTCCAGCAGGCAAAGGTGAAGATCTTCCATGGGTCAAATATTGGGATCATGGTTTCAAGGGTCCAACTGGTCGTTGGTATATCGAAAACTCTCTCACCTCTATTGGTCAAAATGATCCAGTGAGTGAGATGAATACACAACTATGGAACTCTGGTCGAGAAGAAGACAAGGAAACTGCACGTATGCGCAAGCGTCGTCTGCACCATGTCTCTAATATCCTTGTTGTCTCTGACTCTGCTAATCCTGAAAATGAAGGTAAGGTATTCCTTTATAAGTACGGTAAGAAGATCATGGACAAAGTGATGGATGTTATGCAGCCACAGTTCCAAGATGAGAAGCCAGTTAATCCATTCGATTTCTGGGGTGGAGCAAACTTCAAACTGAAGATTCGCAACTTCGAAGGCTATCGTAACTATGATAAGTCAGAGTTCGAAGCACCGACTGAGTTATTTGGTGGTGAAGAAGCAAAGTTAGAAGCGATTTATGAAAAACTTCATGGACTGAATGAGTTCATTAACCAAGAAAGTTATAAATCGTATGCTGACTTAAAGAAGAAGCTATATGAAGTTC